TCTAACCAACTACCGCTTGATGTAGGAGTCACTTCAGTCGTTAAGAACTGAAACTCATTCATATGTGATACGGTTCCTTGACCTGAATTTATATGAAAAGAGTTTCCGTAAGTGTGTAGAACACCATTTTTTGTAAGAACCATCTGATCTGTAAGAGTGCCATCTCTTTGTGATGCAAATTGTATCTGTGAAGCTACATTACCGGCACCATTCCAACTATTCTCACCTTGAACTCTTATTTCTGCGGCTGCTAATAAAGTACTCGTATCTGTTCTTTTACTCTTAAATACTATACCACTACCATATCCACCAGCTTGTTCGTTTATAAGTGTAAGTCCCACAGTTTGATCAGTTGATGTTCTAGTAATTTCAACACCTGCATTATCAGACTTTATTCTCATGTGTTCTTGTAAAACTGCACCGCCTCCTCCAGATGTTCCTCCTCCTCGAACTTTGAATACCATATCACCTGTATAGTTAGTAGTTCCTTTAAGGCTTATTCTACCACTAGGATCACCAGTATCATCGTAATGTCTGAAGTCAAGCATTGCTTCACCTGTACCAGCAAAAGCACCATCAGTTTGTATCATTATTTTACCGGTACCACCTCTAACATGTAGCAAACCATCAGGATTAGTTTCACCAATACCAACATTGCCATTAGCTAAAATAGTCATTTTTAAATCATTACTTGTACCAAATTTTATTGTTCCATTTGCAACATTCCATATAGAAAAATCGTCAGCATTTCTTGCTATATAGCTTCTGTCTGACCCTGAAATGCCACCAAAATAAAGTTGACCGTCACCACCACCGTTCTCATCAATTAAAATTCCATTGTTTCCTACAACGTGTAGTGGAGTAGAAGGAGAAGTTGTACCGATACCAACATTACCACCAGAATCAATTCGAACTTTTTCATCATTATCAACTTCAAATATAATTTTACTGTCTGCAATTGCATTATTGACGTCAGTGCTAATTACAAAACTACCTGTTCCTGTATTTCCTTTTAAATCGACAACTGCATTTGTATTGGTATCTTCTAATCTTATATCAGGAACCGTATCTCTGATGTGTAATTTTTTTGCAGGACTTGTAGTTCCAATACCAACTCTATTAGTGCCACCATGACCATACAATACTGCACCGTTATCAACCGCAAGATACTGGACGGAGAGTAGATTAGTACCGGGATTAAACACAAGCCCACCATCGTCTTGTATTGGAGTCATCTGTACATTACCAGAACCGGTTGTGTCACTAAACAAAACATTATAAGTAGCATTATTGTCAGTGCTTTCAGTAACTCGTACGGTGGCTGCTTGTACACCGGTTAAATTACTTCCATCTCCTGAAAATGCTGTAGCGACTAGTGTGCCTGTAACTGTTGCACCTGTTGTTGTTGTTTCTATCTTTTTACTATTATCATAGTAGAGGTCGACAGAGCCGTTGGTTTTTGCCTCAACCATTGGATGAAAGAGAGAACTGCTAGTATCTACATGCCTTAATACAACACTACCAGCTTTTGTATCAATGTTTATATTGTTTGTAGAGCCACCTGTATTGTGGTTGCGAATAACTATATTATCACCAGGTTGATTGAAACTAATTGTTGCATCAGAATGATTTGTTGGAGCTAGATTAATCTCATTACTACTCATACGGATATCGCCAGACATAGTACCACCTGCTATCGGAAGAACTGTTGAAGCATCAAAATGTGTTTGTCTTGCTTGTACGTAAGAAGAGTCTATGTTTGTTTGTCTTGCTTGTACGTAAGAAGAGTCTATAAGATTAATAGCTTCAGCAGAATCTATTCCATCTCCAGAAGTTTGTCTTGCTTGAACATATGAAGAGTCTATGAGGTTTATTACTTCTCCAGAATCTAAGAAGTCAAAATTTGTTTGTCTTGCTTGAACATATGAAGAGTCTATAAGATTAATAGCTTCAGCAGAATCTAAGAAGTCAAAGGTTAACTGTTTTGATTGAATGTAGGATGTATCTACGATATTGGTTACAAAGTTGGAGTCAGATTGAAACCTATCTCTTAATTGTATGTAAGCAGAGTCGACTAAACTTGTTACAAGATCTGAATCGATTGGAGTCTGTCTTTGTTGAATGTATAAAGGTGTAATGATACTCTGCACATTTGCACTATCAACATATTTCTTATCATTTGCAAAAGTACTTACTGGTCTGTTATTTACAAAACTAGTTACAAAACTAGAGTCAGTAAAGTTACTAGTGTTGTATAGTATCTGTCGACTTCTGATATAGTTTGAATCAATAGTAGCTAATTGAGAAGTTACATAATTAGAATCTACTCCAACACTGTCTACTAGAGCAGCTATCTGAGAAGCTACATAAGCTGAATCAACACCAGTACTATCTACTAGAGCTGCTATCTTTGAGTCTACATAAATTTTATTAGCGGCATCTGAATCAGCTGTAGGAGTCTTAAGATTGACTATCTTACTTCCAGTTACATTTACTTCTCCTAAAGCTTCTAGTCTTATATCACTTCCACTAGTAATTCGAGCAAAGCCTAATCCATCATTTTGTACAGAGTCAACTTTAAGTACTCCATTAATAGTTACGTTGTGATTAATTATAGATGAGGCATTGAACCTATCTCTTGCTATTATATAGTTTGAATCAATAGTGGCTAATTGAGAAGTTACATAATTGGAATCTACTCCACCACTTCCAGTAGTTTGTCTTGCTTGTACGTAAGAAGAGTCTATGAGATTTATTACTTCTTGAGAATCAACTGAATATTCTTTAACAAGAATAATTGTATTAGAAGAGTCGATTCCTACTGAATCATTTATTGTTGGTTTATTAACTAAATTGTTGTAATTTAAATAGTAAGATCCACTCTGACCATTAAGTAAATCTGCGTCAACACCACTTAGGTTATTAATAAAAGTATTACTAACTGTGTTAGTTATTCCAGTGTTAATAAGTGTATTAACACTATTAGAATCGAGAGATCCTCCAGTTGTCTGTCTGGCTTGTACATAAGCAGAATCAACTAATTGATTGATAAGAATAATAGTACTAGAAGAATCGATTCCTACCGAATCATTTAGTGTTGGCTTATTAATAAGATTATTATAGTTTAAATAGTAAGATCCATTCTGACCATTAAGTGTATCTGCATCTATTGTTAAACTATTCAGGTAACTTCCACTAATCACTGACTTGATTCCGTCGGAGTCAAGTGTTGCAGTTAAGTTAACTGTGATAGTGCTGTCCAGCAACGATAGAGTGTTACTATCAGGAAGACCAAAGATTCTTGCAGAATCTATAAAAGTTATAAAAGTAGGATTTGTAGTGGAATCTGCCGGAGGAAACACTTGTGCTTTGGCCTGAAAAGAAGCTTGAAAAGTATCTCTAAAAGAACTTATTCTTCCTTGTCCTAAGTCGGCTAAGTTATTAGCATCTACAGTCTTTATAATAATGCTGTTAGCACTATTGCTGTCAATAGCTAGTGTTAAGTTGTAAAGATTACTTATATTGTAACCGTTAAAAGAACTACCTTCAGCAAACCAACCGCGCACTTCTCCAGGAACAACTGCTAGATTATCTAAAGTTACTGTTAATTGTATTGAAGTTGTACCTGAGTCGACTAAGTTAGTCGATACTGTCTCGTTTACAGAATACTCAGTATCAGAAAATGTCGGTCCTGTAATCCTGTACTTTAATACGTCTGCCATTATGCATCATCTTTTGGCTCAGGTTCTTTTGGTGGTGCCTGTTGAGGTGGATCTGCAGGTTTAGCTTCAGCTTTATCAACCTCATCTTGATTCTCATCATCTACCTCTTGGTCTAGATCTTTTATATCTTCTTCTTTTAATTTTAAGATATTTTTCATAACCCAGTCTTTAGTAAAGTATTCACCTACGTACTGACTTACCATATCAAGAGTTTGAATTCTTTCTTTAAACAGTTCACTTTCTTTAAGTTCACTAAAGTAGTTATCTCTCGCGTACTCAATTTTTATAGTTTCTTTCCACTGATCCCAATCTGCTTCAGTAATGATCTTCTTAAGAATAAGTTGCTTCTTAAGAATATCTAAGAATAAACTAGAAAACCTAGTACGAAGCCTATCAATAAACTTTTGAAACTTAACTTCATCTCTAGAAATTTCTGTAGATCTACCGAGTGAAAACTGTGCTTCTTGTTCTAGTCTGTTAATAGGAACATTAAGAGCTCTATACACTCTCTTTTGAAAGTATACTATATCATCTATCTGACCAAGATTTTCACCACCCGGTAGAGCAGAAACTTCTGTTCCTCTTCCACCTTCTCTTCTAGGCAACCAAAAATCTTCTAGCATACTCATGTGTTTTCTATCATCTTTGAGTTCACCAGTATTAGCATCATACACGAGCTTGTTCTTAAACTTAGTCATGATGTTTTTCATGTACTCTTCGGCTTTACCTTTTGGAAGGTTACCTACATCTATATAAAAAATTCTACGTTCTGGAGCTCGAGCAAGTCTGTATATAACTAGCGAGTCCTCCATCATTCTTAACTGGTTAATAGGCTTAATAGCTTTATGTAAGTGTGATACTACTCTTTTTCTTGTTTCATCGAGTAGACCAGAAGTTACGTAACTTATAGAGTCGACGTGAAACTTGACCGCATTGTTTTGTGCACTTACACCAGGTTTTTCTTGATATATGTAGTACTCTTTTATTTCTTTTACAACATCAGCCTTTGTAACTGGATCTTTTTCCTTCTTGATCTCCTTCACTTTTCTCATCTTAAGAGAATCAATAAACCTGATCTCTTGAATTCCACCTTTTTCATTACCATCAGGAACTACGAGATGGTGAAAGACTCTTCCGTCGGTATACCATCTCTTGAATATATCGTGTCCTAGCTCATTAAAATTAAGCATAGAAACGATACCTTTAAATTCTTCTTGGATTTGTTTTTTAATGTTGTCTGCAGCATCAATATCATCTACTGCTATCGATACAACATCTGCTTCGTCGTCGATAACAATTGATTCGTTTATAATATCTTCAATCGCAGCATCTACTTCCGGGTGCGTAGCAACACCTCTGTACTTCATTATTAATGAATAGTTATCTTTGGCGTTGTTTCCATCTATATCAACGTATTGCCCATAATAACTTGCGGATGAAGTAACGTATCCTGCACCGTCCTCACTCTGAGGCGGAACCACGGATTTCAATTTTTTGTTTTTATCAGCTCCGGCTCGTTTAATCTCGAAACCAAAAAGCTTGATGGAATTTTCTTCAGCCATGACTATCCTTCACTTAGTTCTGAGGGGCAAAGATGCCCCTCAGTTATTATTTATTCTTCAGTTATTAAACTGGTCCAACGGCTGCTGGATCACGATTAATAACTTCAGGACCAGTTCCACCGCCTGTAGCCTGTGTTCCTCTTGAACTGATCCAGTAATCTACCTGCCATTCGCAAGTAAACTCTTCAATGACGTCATTTGCGTCATATGCTAGTTCAATAGGACCTACGTTGGTTGGGAAGGTTCCTTTGAAGTCATACCTGTAGAGTTGTTTTCCACTCTTATCGAGTTGCTCAACAATCATATCAGCTTTGTAGTCGAGAGGATTAGAAGAATGTGCAGTGTTCGCCACATGCCTATTAATCTTATCCATCCACTGTTCTACACCGGCTCTGATTCTAAAATCAGTGTCGTTATAGATTGTTGTGATCCAAGGTTCGAATACTCTGTCACCAGCTATTTGAACTTGACGTCCTCTGAAAGGTACTGGAATTGATGCCATAACTGACGTTGGAAGCTGTGCAGCTCTTACCATGAAAGAGATATTCTCTGCGTTTGCTTGTCCACCGAATCCAATTAAGTCACCAAGGTTTTGAGGAGGGTTAAGCGTAACCTTAAATAGATTGGGGCGTGCGCCACCTCCTGCAAGTTTTGCTTTAAAATCATCTACACCTAATACGGCCATTTTAGTCTCTCCTTATTAAACTGTGCCAACGACTTCACTAAATTCAACACCCGATCTAACTCCAACAAAGTTGAGAGTTACGAAATTAATCGAACGTGCTGGTTTAATGAATACGTTTGCTACAAATTGATTAGTGTCAACTATTTCTGGACCATTATTAGTTTCATCACATACTATTTTGAAGTCTGTGATTCCACGTCTTCCTTGTACGTTTCGGAGAACTGGTTCCACGATTCCGACAAATTCAGCTCTTGTAAATTCATCATTGAATTCAAAGATAGTTTGTCTTGCAGCTCGTGCAATTGCTCTCTCGAGTACTAAGAAAAGACGTCTTACATTGATCCTGTCAAATGCTGACGGTCTAGTTTCGTGGGTTTTGTCACCGAATAGAATGATACCTTCACCTGGCATATTCGTAATCGGGTTAATCCCAGCCTTATAGAGAGTATCTCTATCTGCTTTCACAGGTTCGTATGCAAGAGAAGTTACTCCAAGTAACTTACCTCTTCGTGTTCCTGCAGGTGAGAAGAAAGGCGCGGCGTCTCTATCTGTCGCGGCCATAAGACCGGCAGTAGAAGATGCAGCTGGAATTTGAATAAATTTGTCGTTGTACTTATCAAATACTTTTAAGTATTGATTGTCAACTACTAAGTAGGAACTCTTAGTAAAGTTAGCAGCAGTCGCTACTGATGATGTTACTTCGGATCCTACGTTTGCTACGACAGCAGCTCTATCAGGTGATGTTACTGCAACACAGTCTTTTCTCAAAGAACTCGCGGTAGCAACTAGATCATTCACAACTGTTTGTTGATCAGATGCGTTTAACATACCTGGTGCGATTAAGAAATCAACTTCTTGTGTGTTAACATCCTCATATTTATCGTAACCTGCTAGTACATTTGATGTAGTCAGTGCACTACCATCGTCACCGTCTGCCATTGAGAAGTTTCGAAGTGCGGTAGTTCTACCTGCTTTAAAGTCTAGCCCTGGAGATGTAGGTGATCCGGCATTAGAACCGAGTCCTGTTTGCGTCGGATCGCCGACCCATAGCCATTTTGAGTTACGATTAATTACTTCTTTAAAGTAATTTGTAGAGCCGTCTGTGTTTTTACCGTTTGATGCAACGGATAGGTGCTCATAAGTTTCTAGAACTGCTCCTTTAGTTCCGGAAATCTTACCGTCCTCGTCAACTACAACTACATGAACTTCATCATGCGTAGCTGTGTCGTCTGTCGCGGTCTGACTGGTTGTAGGTGCAACATTAAAATGTGTACCGTATGTCCAGTTAGCAAGCTCTGCAGTAGAACCTGCACTATCCAAAGCAAAAGTATGGACAGCAAGTGAGTTACCTAGTGTGCCTGGATACTTTGCAACGTATCCGACATTATCAGTATTAAGCTGTGCTTCTTGAGTATCGAAGTCAACTTGATTACCGATAGCTATTGATAGATTTGAGTCGTATGACGCTCCTCCATGCGCGTTGTTTGCTCCGTTATGCATTCTCACAACTTTTAGTGAGTTTGAATAACGCAAGAAGTAACTTGCACTGTGGAAGTCTACGGAGTGCGCATCGTCAGGCGATGCGAAAGTATCAACGAGTCCTGCCTCGTTTGTAATGAGTCTGACCTCAGCTGTTGCTCCCCAACGGAACCTCCCAACGTATGCTCCAGTCGATGACTGGACGTTTGGAACTGTACCCGTAAGGTCGATTTCCTTAACTATTACGGCCGGAGACTCAGATGGTGCGAATAAAGCCATGTCTCTGTTTCCTTTTCCAACTATGAAATTATAAGTTTATTTTAGCATAATACGGTTATGTTCAATTATTAGTATTTATAATATTAAAAGTTTTCATTTGTTTGTTCAATAGCCCAACCATCTTCAGTTACAGGTTTTATATCATCTAAACCATCATCGGTCCAGCCCCAAGGTAGTATATCTTCTTCTATTTCTCTCATTTGATTTGCAAATAACATTTGTTTTACGTTAATATCAGTAAACTCTGCAAAGTATCCAGTTCCTACAAAGTAACCAAATAATATTAGATTCATAACTAAGTCATCATGATTTCCTTCAGAAGCTTCAAAGGACTGGCCTCTTGATACAAACGTTGAAATTTCAAGTATTGTGTTCTCATCGAATATATCAATCTTCTTTTCTTCTATTAAGTCTTTAAAAGAAGAACATCCTATCCTTTTTACTTTTTTTGTCATGTTGATACCTAATCCACTTGACTTCACAGTAGATTCTAAAAACATGTTTTCGTACTCTAGTTCATGATACAAGCCGTTGCATACAACTTGACCAGCATCATTAGATTCTATTACTACTAGAGCATTCCCGTATAAATTTGCATACTTATATATAATATTAGGGAAGAGTAATGGCGAGATAGTGTTGTTGCGGTAGACTGCTACCTGCGAAAAGGGATTTGTAGATATATCGATTAAGTTGAAAGTTGAGTAGTCCTGACCTCTTCCCTTCGCCACATCTACTGTCATTATATATTGATGTCTTTTCATAGGTTGTTCGTAAATGTATACACCATCACCAGTAACTTCTTTAGGTGCTTTTGCTCTAAGAGACAATAGAGTTTCTGCATGAACCAAAGTGTCACCAGTTCCAAAAAAAGTATTTCCAAACTCTTGATCAAACTGAAGCTGAGAAGTATTTGCAACTGTCTGATCTTTCCACGCATCATCTCTACCAGGGACATCCCACCAATCAACTCTAAAAGGATGATATTCATTTACACCTTGAGTAGCACCTTCCCACAACTTATGGAATACATTTCCAATGCCATTAGCAGTAGATGTTATAATAACTTTAGTTTCTTTACCAGATGAAATAACAGGATATGTAGATGTATAAAACTCAGACGCTCTTTCCACAAATGCAAACTCATCAAGATACAAAAGAGAAACTGACATACCACGTATTGAAGAACCGGATGTTGCTGCAGCAACTATCCGAGAATTGTTCGAAAACTCAATCGAGCCTTTATTTAAAGCTTTACAGCCAGGCTGCAGAAAGAAAGGAAGATTTTCTAACATTAGAGTTACTCGGCCTAGCATCTCGCGAGCAGTAGCACCTTTATTTGCCATAATCGCAACTATCTTTTCTGGCTGAAATAAAACAAACCATAAGAGATATGCAACAGAGGATATAGATTTACCTGACTGTCGACATGCTAACACAATATTAAATCTGTTTTGAGTAAAGGCAGTAAACATTTTCTCTTGATAAGGATACAAATCAAAAGAAACTAAGCCATCGTCTAGAGAAATTATCTTACAATATTTTCTAGCAAAATATGTTGGATCTTTCATGCAGGTGGCGTATTCACGAACTTCTTCATTAGTCCATTGCTGAACTACGCCGTCTTTTTTTACATTAGGATTTCCGAGATAGTTATCATTGAGTTTCATCATCTTTTGGTTTTCTATCTGTTATATTAATAACATTATCATTATTATTCACATCTTTTAACATTCTCTGTAAATCTGTCGTAGATCCTACAAACAAGTTGTTATTTGTTGTACCACCTTCAAGTTGTTTGACTTCTTGCTTATAATAGTCTTTTTTCTTCTTATTGAGATCCATAAGTTTATCGTTTACATCTGACACGTTTTTTATCATACCAGATACAACTTCAAATGCTCGAGGATGTTCAAGATTTCTTGCAACTTCAATCATATCATCTAAAGCATTCTGTCCTTTTTCTATTAAATCATAATAAGTTCTTTTTGAATACTCATAATCAATTTCAACATTTTCTTCTTTTTCATTTTCCATTTTATGTTCCATAAGTAAAAGCAATATTACTGTTAAAAGGTTGCTTTGCAAATCTGTTGTTTGATCCGTGGAGGGAATACACATCAGCATAATCGTTTGCTGGTACTCCAGTTGTAGAGTCATGCATTCTAGCATTATCAGCGTTATCGTTTAAAAACTGTCTCATCTCATCTTGAGTATATGTTTCTCTTATTTGTAAAATACACGCTAGTAGTCCACATATTTGAGGTGAAGCCATACTTGTTCCGCTTAGTCTATTTACGTGATATGCGGTGTCTAGTGGATAACCTATTTGTCCAGCAGCTTTATTAGCAGAAGCTGTATTGGACATGGCGCTCATTATATTACTTCCTGGTGCATACACATCAACCCTAGGTCCTCTGTTTGTAAAACTAGATTGGCGTTCTTGTCCTGATACATATCCAGTATCTATTGATCCTACTGTAATAACTTTGGGATACGCTCCTGGAGTTGCTCCTCTATGATAGTATCTTTGACCAAGATTAGTATCATTGAAATAATTATCATAGTCAGTACCACCCGGTAGATCCATTCTGTGCTTTCTGTTTCCAGCAGCGGCTACAAAGATAATTCCTGCGTTTAAGCAGTCTAAAATATCAGAGTCTACACTTGCAACTCTCACCGGCCACGTCCAGTTTCCGTTTACTGATGATCCTGCAATTAATCCGTACTGAGCTAGCGTTCCGTTTCCAACGTCTGAATTAGTTCCACTCCAACTAGTTCCTCTCCACACTCCACTCACACAATTTTCATACGTACTGTAGTAACTCCAACTCATATTACATATAGTAGGTCTGATAGGAATTTGATCATTTTGTTGGTTGGCAGCTTTTTTAGCATTATGCCAAGCTCTTAACATAGAAAAGGAAGCAGATATACCAAACGCAACTCCTGGATCGTCTAGTATTTTTAGACTATATATGTTAGCCTCTTTCGCCCATCCGTATAGTTTACCACATGCAGTTCCAGCCACGTGAGTTCCGTGTCCGTCTAAGTCTCTATGGTAGTTAGCATTTTGTGTATAGTATGATTGTAGTCCACTGATAGTAGGCCAATCAACAGTTTGATATCGAGTTGTTCCTATGACTGATGTATTCTCTAATGGTCTATCGTTCCATTCCGGATGATCTGGTTGAATGCCAGAATCTTGTATAACTACATCAACATTTTTTCCAGTGAGTGTAAACGGAGGAGAATAGTTAACAACCGATGATGAACCTCCCCATAAGTCAGTAGTATTAATCATTGCAGGGAAACCCCAGTTTCCTCCAGTTGTCACCCCATCTTTATGAAATTCTTGATTCTTCATATAGGCGTCAGACATAGGTATGATACCATTTTCTGCTTTAGATCCATACCTTACGTCAACAACTCTGGAATCTTTTCTTAGTTCTGCCGCTTGTTCTTTTGTCATAACATAGTCAAAATTACTTACTGACATAGGCTTCTCGTCATGAAGCTCATATCCTCCGGCTTTCATTTCTTCCATAAATTTAGTTGTGTCAACGTCTTTATGTAAAGTTACGACACATCGATTTTGATCTTCAGTACTCATTAGCCAACCTTTGTTACTGTTAATGTTGTAGATCCTGGATAAGAACTAGTAATGTTATAATCATCCATTATGTTCTCATTAGTTCCTCCACCTATCTGATCAACTAGTACTCTTACACCGTCATTTGCGCCGAGTTGTACATGAGCTGATATTCCAAATTGATGATACTCATACACTTGACTACTATCAAATAATCCATAAGTAGCTGTTCTAGCGATATCAGTAGGAACTCCTCCTGATACCTTTTGAGCCTTAAGTGTTAAGTATGTGTTAGAACTAGCATACGCATATAATGTTGTTCCAAAGTCAAGTTTATAAAATCCTGCAGTGTCAACACTAATATTATCTGCATTTACGGTGTACGTAACGTTTGGTGAATTACTTACAAGAGGTGTACTATGAAGAGCTATAGCAGTTTCAGTTGTAGATGTATACTGTTGAGCTGCTAATCGAGCTACGACTATATCATTTGATCCTTTAGTAATTGCTGTAGTATCTACATATGTTTTATTTGTAGCATCTCCACCAGATACTGGTGTAGCAACATTCGTTATTTTATTGCTTAGTGCGTTAATATCTCCGGCAGCGTCAAGTTGAATATCGCTTGCGCTCGAAAGTGAACCAAAACCTAAACCACCGTTTCCTATTGAGTCTGCAATTAAACCACCACTGACTGTCAATCCAGCCGTAAGTGTCATAGCATATGAACTAGTGCCTCCTCTTCCAACAACATCATTTAAAGTAGATGTTTCAGATGCTGTGATTGTAAGTGTATCTGTATTTTGATCAGTAGCTATACTAATTCCACTACCAGCTTCAATATATAATGTATCTGTTGTTCCATCAGCAACAATATTATTTTGCCCTGAACTTGCAACCGTTGAAAATAAACTTGGTTTACCTGACAATGAACCAAATGCACCATCAAACGCATCTGTTATTCCGTAACCTGCAATCGTAGTAGGTTTCCCAGTTAGTGCAGAAAACTGTCCGCTAAATGTACTACCGTCAGAGATTCCGTAACCTGCAAGAGTCGTTGGTTTTCCTGTAAGAGAGGCGAAGGACTTGTCTTGTCTAGCTTGAACATGTGCAGTATCAATCAGTGCTATTACTGCTGCTGAGTCAGTGCCGGCTCCTGCTCTCGCAGTGACATAAGCCGAATCAATAAGAGAAATAACATCTGAGTTTCCGTAAGTACTTGTATCTGCTCTAGCGTTAACATAAGCCGAGTCAACTAGTTGCGTAGTTAATGAAGAATCTAAAAAGGTTAACTGCCTAGATTGTATATACGAAGTATCGACTACACTGTTAATAATTGCTGTAGTTGTTCCTGAATCCATAGCACTACCAGTTCTTATTGCTACATAGTTTGAGTCAACTATATTAGTAATAAAGGAAGAGTCTCTTTGGAGATCAGCTTGTATTCCTCTGACATGTGCAGAGTCAATAATTGATTTTATATCATTTGAATCGAATCTATTCAATCCAGTGATTGTTGCTTCTTGATTATTCGTATCAAGAATTCTCATTCTACCTGCACTGTCTTTTAGTTTTAGAGTTCCGAGGTGGAGTGTATTTCCAGAAAGATAAAGATCTCTAAATTTTCTGATAGATGATCCTAGATCTCTTTGATCATCAACATCTGGAACAATGTGTAAATCAACAGACCCAAGAATATTTTTTACTTTTTGAGCAGTGTAGTATTCATTTTGAGTTCCTGCAACAAGATCATCTGTGTTATATCCTGCAAGGTTTCTTGTTCCTGCATGAATTGAATTACCCATGTACGCATGATTGTAACACTGATAGTGTAGTACTGTAGGTGTATCGTCACCAACTTGAATCTGAACATATGCTCCAGCTTGTCCGGCAGTTCCTACTCGAGTCACGCCTGTTGTATATTCACCGGTAGACTTATCAGACTTATAATAAAAATGAAGAGGATGCATTGAATTAGAAGCATCTGACTGATCAAACCTATATGTTCTACCAGGTGTCAATGTAATAAACGGTGAGAAAACACCGTCAACCTTATAACCAGAACCTGATCCTAATCCTTCGTATCTGTGAGTAGTATCTTTTGATGCGACCACGACTATAAATGATTTAGGTGTGTCAGTATGAGGTGAAGCTAGATTACTGATTCCTCTTATATTATCAGCGTTAAGAGTGTCAAAGTTTCCTACGCTTCTGTCTGCTCTTGAAGTGATGTAATCTGAATCTACAATTCCAGTAATAAAGCTAGAATCTTTTGTAGATTGTATAGATTGAACATAACTTGCATCAACGATACCTTTTACATGCGCGGAGTCAACGGCAAGTTTAGCGGTAGCTCTGATAGAAGTGGAGTCAACACTTGTTATCGCTTGTATAAAAGCTGAATCTTTCCTCAGACCATGACTGTCCATCATAGTACTCAGTCGAGTATCTAGATAGGAAAAGTTCCCATCCATTTCTATAAA